GGTCGCCACAGTTGCGAATCCTACGCGCACCGTCACGACTGGGGCGCCCGAGTGTTCCGAATAGGGGACATCCCTTGGCGTTGCACTTATCTTGGTTGCCTTCACAGTAACCTTTCCTTTCATCCATTGTATTGTCCGAGTGCTTCGTTAAGTAAAACTCTAATCGTTTCAGATCTTGTCTTGCGTATCCGTTTGGATACCTTGTTGACCTGCTTGAGCAACTCGGTATCCAAACGAACAGCGATTAAAGTTTTAGCTATCTTGCTCACTTGTATTGGGTGATAAGCGCTGATGCTTCACCCTTGGTAAGTTCGTCAAGCTTTGTGATGTTGCGATTGACAGCTGCGCTACAGACATCTGCGACTTCTTTGTTGTCGGAGATACCTTGGTTGCGTAACACGGCACGTAACATACCTAGTTGTTTAGGAGACGCTGCTTCCCCTGGGTTTTTGATAGAGATGTTTCGTGGTTGTTCTTGCTCACCATCTTCTACATAGGTAGCACCGTTACTAACCAGCTCATCCATGATTTCGTTTACATTGTTCTTTGGGCTGGCAGCCACAGGGGTTGCTCGCTGTACCTTCTGCATCTCTTCACGGCTAGGGCGTGCACCCTTGGCTGCGTACCCACAGTTAGCGAGAGCCCTGCCAATGGCGCTGGTCTCTGCGTTCTCTGCGTGTGAGGTGCGGTTTACTGGGCTTGCACCCCGTAGTTCTTCTGCATACCCGCTTGCTACTGGCCTTACATCTTCACGGTCAAAGTAAACCTCTGCTCGTATAAGGATGCGTGTGTCGTCGTAGTAGTGGATGGATGTAATGACCCGACCATCTGTGTGGTCAGCCCAAAACTTTACAAGTCTGTCTTCGACTGTTTCGTAATTATCTAAGTTGAACCCTGGCATTGTTATCTCCTTACCTTTGTTTTGAGGACACGGAATTCCGTATCCTTCCTGTATTTCTTTGACAAGACTGGATGGTCTTTATCAAACCTTGATGAATCAAACACGTTGCGTGTCTGTGTCTTCCATGTTACGACGATATCGCCGTTGAGTATTCCTTCCTCTGCTTCTTTCATCATTAGACCAAGCTCTGCTTTGAGTTTGCTTTCAAGTTCGTCAAGTTCTTTCTTTGCTTTCTTTGCTTGTTCTAATTGATTGACAATCTCTATTGCTGTCGGTGGAAGAATCGTTTGTGTACTTGATGACTTGTTGTACAGATCAGATACGTTATCGTAAGAAAGTTTTGCTACCTCAGGCACCAATCCTTGCTCGATTAGATTCAGAAACTCATCAACTGCGCTGATGTGTATCTGTTGTTCATCGGACGTAATGATCTGCGTGTACTGATGCAGTTCAAGATCGCTGTCAAAGATGCGCCATTCAATTTGATTAGTACCTGCGCAGATGGATTGTTGTACGCCTTGCCAATACCATTGACGTGGCAGTACACCTTCCCAACGTTTCTTGGTTGTCTTGATTTCAAACGGTATGCCATCGCTGGTGATTGCGTCAAGTGTGGCAATCATGCGAGCATCTCCATTCTCAAAGCAATACATAATGTCTGGGGTAAGCAAAGCAATGTCTTCTAGATCGGATGTCCATTGGATTAGGACTGGTTCAAGTCGGTTGCCTCGCTCCATTGCAGCGTTGGCTGGCTTGGGTTGCGGTGCTTCGTCAGCAAGTAGTTCTACTGCAAGATCTCCTGGTGTCATGTACTCGTGCTCATTGTGTACTGCTGCTGCGCTTGATGCAGCGATTCGTGATAGCCCTTCGGCGTTGCGCCAACGTACCTCTAACCATTCTTGGCTGCCGTGTTCTGGCTTGTTGATTGTGTATCTGTTCATCCTCTTCCTTTCGTGTAATACAAACGTATCACGTCAGGGGGATGGACACAACCTTTGATTCAAGATTTATTTGGATGCACTTGAATTCTTTGACCATTGCTGTGGGTATATGTAGAACATGGTCTACGTCATCGTTTGGGGTGATGCTCTGATATATGGTGATGTGTCCTTCTTTGCCACCGTCAGACTGGGGCAGAAGAAATCCTGCCGTGCGCACGAGCACGGGATCTTGGTCAAGGTCACGTATGTTGGTCCACGTTTCCCCGCCCGAGTGCGCGTCGATCCACGTCACATATATATAGGTGAGTTCATTCTTCGTCATCGTCTGGTTTCTCCCCGCAGATTGGGTCGCGCGGGGGCACACCTTTATTTATGCACGCGCACAGGCGCGCGCGTGTGTGTGTCATGACTGTGCCTTTGGTAGGTATTCGTAGCTAGCGTGAGACATGGACATGATTCGACCCTCGCGGGTTATTGCTATCCATGTTGGGGCATCTGGGTCGCAGAGACAAGAAGCCACTTTTGTCTCATCATGCTCGATGATTGCGTCGCAATGCTGGCAAGCAAGTCTCATAGCCAACACACGTACTCTGCGGTCACGCGCCCTTTGTCTGGGTCAATGAAGTGGATGCGCTGCGATGGTTTGCCCACGGCAGCAATGAATGTGCGTGCGTATTCGTTGTGTGATTCTGGTGAACCCGTAACAAAGATGCGCCCACCATTAGCCATAGTTAATGCGGTTGGGGTGTGGAAGTGCCCCATGTAGCAATCATCAAATGGTTCTACTACACCCGTGGACCAAGCTGATACTTTGCGCAAGATGTTTCCGAATGAACCGATCTCGTCACCGTGCACCAATAACACTTTGTAGTTTCCAATATGGAAGATCTGATACCAATCATCCGACATCTGCCACTTGACGTGCTTGATATCTTTGCAGTTGTTTGCAGCAATTTGGTAAGCCATGCGATCAATGTTGTCACCTGCTGGCATCTCACCTTTTTTACCTAGTCTGCCATGGTTGCCAAACTCACACACGACTGTGATTTTCTCAAACGATTGGGCAAGCGAACGAATGCACCCCTCAATGATGCGAACCACCTCGAACAACTGTTCGTATAGATGTGCGCTCACCTCATATTGTTGGCCTGGAAATATTCCAACACCCTCCACCATGTCGCCACCCAACATGACTACGCATTCCTTAACTGGATGATGTGCTCGTTGAATCTCGGTCAGAGACAACACCTTCTTAATCATCTCCTCTATGCGAGAGGACAATGCAGGGATGTCGTATGAAATAGTTTTCTTGCCAGCTTGCCAATCGGTAAGATGAACAAGAGCTACTTCTGGTTTACCTTTCCTTGCATCCTTGAGTGGAGGAATAATCTTTGGGCGTGGAGTGGATAGCAGCGAGTTAGCTGCTGCTTCATACACAGCTTCTATTAGGTTGGCTGTCTTGAACTTTGCTTTTGCTTCAGATCTTTGGCTATGCAACAATGCTTTCTTTAATTCAATTAGATTACTTTCGAGTTGGATAACCTCATTGAATTTGCTCACGTTATCTCCAGCGTTGGATAGTCATGTTGGATACCTGTACTCCAAACTCTCGGAGCGTGGATCCAATGGCTGCCGATGAAACAGATTGATCTTTCAAAGCTGCTTCAAAATCTGCGTAAGATTCTTTGTCAAGTAATTGTTTGATTGCTTCCCGTGGATTAAGTTTGATTTTTGTCTTTAATGATTCTTTGAATTTGCTCATGTTTCCTCCCGTTTGTTAAGTGTAACCCAGAGGGCAAAGGAAGGGAAGAACCAAAACCCCTCTGGGCTACGATGAAACTATAGTACACATGTTGCAACTTGGCAAGCATTACGCTACTGTGTGAACACAATTTATTAGGCGCATGGTTGTGCCCTTGTCGCAAGGGGTGGGACGTAAACAGGGAAACCTGGGTTGATTGCCACGTCATGTGGCAAGGCGCTGTGATTGAAATAGGGAGTCGGACTGTGGCAACCCGACGGGGGGCACAGACAGGTCTAACTAACTGCGGGTATGTTCCTTGATGTGGTCGTTGAGTTTGTGCTCAACTTTGTCCACTTTCGTTTCAACTCCCTTTACACTTTTATATATATGTTGAAGCATCCCAGAAACAACAGCGTGATCTTCTCTGTTTTCTTTTCGGAACTGAGATATGACTGCAACAAGAATTCCACCTACGGTAGTAACTACAGCAGAGAGTACTAGCGCCCAGCCCCCGTCCACGTCATACGGCTTTCTGTGAATCGACCCATGCTTGGACAGCAGGGGTAGGGTTATCTCCAGTTACCAAACGCAAATGCCATGGTTCTTCGGGAACTACTTCCCAGCTAAATCCAAACGCTGGTGCGTTAGCAAGCATCCACTCAAAACGTTCACCACTTGCCTCGCTGATATCCACGGCGATACCAAGGTTGTGTTGAGACGTACCTGGCGCCGCAAGCGACGCTAACTTCTCAGACTTCTTGTACCACTTAACACCATCCCAAGTACGAGTTGAAGCACCAGCAATAGGTTCTTTCTGATAACGCTGCAAGAATGCTGTTGTTTGCATAGCAAGCGTACGGTATGTATCCCCCGCAGACGTAGGCTTAAACGGTTTAATCCCATCAGCTAACGCCTTTGCACGCATCGCATGATATGCATCAGCTGCACGCCAATGAAGCCTACCGTAAGGTTGAGTGTCTCGGAGAAGTGAGTCTGGAAGGGCACCAGGTTTCACACCTTTAAGATCCGCAGGCAATACAACCTTAACGATAGGCCAATTCTTTTTCATTACTTCTTCTTAGTTTTAGTACCAAAAGCAGCAGAGATTTCTTCTGATGTAAGTTCACCATCAACTGAAGCAGCAGCAAGTTTCTGTACCACACCAAACAAAGCTGTAAGTCCAGCAACACCAGCAGACTTAACTACATCTACTCCAAGGATTGCACCACCAGTAATAATCGGCAAAGCCGATGCAATAAACAACGAAACAAGTCGTTGTGAAAGGTCCAAAGTTTTAGCAATCATTGAGTTCATTCTGTGTCTTTCTGTGTAAGGGATATTAATGAATGAATTAAAATACCCACACCAGTAAGCAACAGAGCTTGACGCAAAGTTGGACCAGACAAGGTAATTAAAACCATGCCCGTTCCCACCCATGTCCAGGTGTTCTCCATAATGTAGGTTACAATCCGTTTCATTTACGTTTAATACTAGTAGATGGCATTGCTGCGATTAAAGCACCAACAGCTACAAGGGTTCTACGTGTCTTAACGGGGATGCTCGAGCCTGTAGGCACGTAGTCCTCAAACTGGGAGCCAAAGATATCAATGGTTTTCTCAAACGCCTTCTTGACTTTAGTAGGGGCTTCTTGAATAGCAGCAGTAAATTCTTCCAACTGTTCCTCAGTTAGCTCCTCTACGTCAATCTGCTCAAACAACTCTTCGGCCTGATCCTCAGTAATAGCAGCCAACACCTCAGGACTTGAAGCAATCTCGGTGGCTTGATCCGAAGTAATCTCCGCAGCCAACAGTTGGGTAACAGCAGCAACGATCTGTTCAGGTTCAGCCTCGGTAAGGTCCTCTAAGATTTCTTCTACTTGCTCATCAGTAACTGGCTCATCAGCTGGGACATCAGGTAAGGTGGTAGTTGATGACAACTGTGGCGATTCTTCTTCTGTATCTTGTGTATATTCCTCTGGCGATTCTGTTGTTGTTGGGGCATCTGTTTCGTCAGGAGCAATCTCTTCAACAAAAGTATCTTCAGGATAAGTCTCCTCAGGATAAGTCTCTTCTGGATAAGTCTCTTCAGGAGTAGAAGTAGTTGTTTCTAGAGTATCTTCTGACACCTCTTCTTCTTCTTCAGGAAGGGTCGTTACCGTGGGTTCTGGCACTTCTGTTGTCGTTGTCGTTGCCGTGGCTACTGGCAAAGATGTCGTAGTTGTCGTTGCAGGGACAGTCGTTTGAACTACAGTAGTAGTACTTGTCGTCGTCGACTCCGTGGATGTTGTAGTTGGGGCCCATGATGTAGTGGTTGTCTCCTGAATTGTAGTAGTTGTAGTACTAGATGTAGTGGTAGACGAGGAGGAAGATGAAGACGAAGATGAAGATGTTGTTGTGGTCTCTGGCAGGGTTGTTGTGGTTATTGTCGATGATGTGGTTGTTATGGTGGACGTTGTTGTCGTCGGTAAAGTCGTTGTTGTAAACGCAGAGTCAGGGACTATCGCCCAGCCTGTGTTGTTGATGTTCCAAGCAAGCATAAAACAGGTGTTTCCGCCCGCTTCATAAAACCAACCATCTAGTGCATAAGTGTCAGCAGGGAAAGCAGCCGTTGTTATTGCTGACCATGAACAAGCTTTAGTATTCCAAGTGCCAAACAATGTGTCACCAATTTGAATTGTCCCACCGTCATCGGCTGCAATCATAAATTTAATTGTGTTATTTTCAGGAACAGTTATGAAGCCCGTGTAGTGAACCATAAACCAATCGTTAGGGCATTGTTGGAATGGTTCACCGTTAAAGTTTCGGTTAATGTTGTTTTCTATTTCTGAGCCACAAGTCTGGTATGCGCTGTCTAATTTAGTTGGTGGTATTTCGGTAACAACATAACCGACAGCGTTTAAACCTGCAACTGGTTCAGCGTTAACGGCCTGTGGGAAAACTGCGAACAGGATTGCTGGTAGCGGAATAAGCCACCTAGTTAAATGGGAACCTACGCTAGTCATTTTTATGCATCCTAATAGTTGGCATAATGTCGTGCATCCCTACCAACCCCCAAATATCGTCATTGTCAGTAGATGTATTTTTAATATGCGATAAGTTATGTTCAAAGTTGGGTTTGTCAATAAACGCATAAAATTCTTCAAGTAATTTTACTGTGTCATTACAAAGCCGTTCATAAGATACAACAAAACAACGGTCAGGTATTTGGGACAATAAATTTTTATATGAAATTATACATGGGTCAATAATTGATGTTTGTATATTTTGATTATAGTTTGGTGATACATCCGTTAAGCGTTTGAAAGATGCAACTATTTCTGGGATATCTCTTTCCATGACAATAAACTTTGGAACATAACCAAGGGCCTTAATTAATACAGTTAAGTTATACGGAGAACCCCAAGTAAATGATTTATCGATAATTACAGACTCAGTTTGATGAACATAAAAAGAAGGTATTATTGATTCAATAACGTTTTCTACCCCAACATTATTTGAACCACCATGAAGTGCTTGTCGGCTATTCCATATTTGATACGTATGATATAAAGCATCACACAAAAAAGATGTAGATGAAGCAAACACATCAGGGTTTTGATTAATAATGCTTGCAAAAAGAGTTGAGCCAGAACGAGGTAGTCCAGCTAAAAACACATATTGTTTGTCCATTTTGTTTTTTTTAATAAACTTGTAGTAAAACTACTATTCTTCTGTTTGAGGTACCCAGTTTAGTGTAGCTTCATCCCACCAATACTTTCTATTGTCTGTTGGGTGAGCAACAGGTGCCTGCCAGTCAAAGTTTTCGTCAAGAACCCAAGAGTGAAAAGGTTTTGGAGATATAAAAACATCGTTTATGGCATCATAAGTATCTTCTGGATTAGCATACTTTTTACGAAAAGTGCTATTAAAAGACGTTTGAACCCACTCCCCATCGAGACCCAGCGATGCAATAAAAGCAAGACCCAAACTTTCTTGCTCAACATTATTTTGGTCTAACAACTCACTGTTTTCAACTCTTATAACAGATTCAACTATCCCATTTGTAATTTTTGCAAAGTATGCCATTAAAGTGTAATACTCCCAGTTCCGCTAAAATTGTAAATTCTGTAGCCCCCAGAAAC